ATTAACAAGGGGATTTCCACGAAAAAGGGTGAGGTGCAGATTCAATTCGGGAAGTTTATCACCACGGAATCCTCGGTGGAGGATATTGCGAGGGGGATTTACCAGTTCAAGTTCCCGCCCCCTTCTCAAGCTTTGACCCAAATAGCCGAACTTCTCATGTCACGCTCGGATCGCCTGGCGACGGTCACGGAAGCTTTAACGGGTCAGACCGAAAAGGTCATGCAGCCGACCACTATATTGGCGCTGATCGAGCAATCCTTACAAGTTTTCTCAACGGTTTACGAAAGGATTCTGGGCTCCTGGGCCTCTGAACTCGATAAGCACTTTCGTTTGAACAGAAAGCACATGGACCCCGAGGAATTCTTTGGGGTGCTGGATATCACGGGTGAACTGAAAGGATCGTCTGCCGCTAGGGAAGACTACACGGACGATCTACAGATTCGACCCGTGGCCGATCCCAAGATGGCGACCAAACGACAGAAATTGGCAAAGTCCGATGCGGAGTGGGAGTTCGCGATGTCGAACCCTTTGATTGTGAATTCTCCCATGCACTTTTACCAGGCTTCGATCAGACGCGCCGAATCTCTGGGCATTGAAAACCCCGGAGAATTGATCCCGAAACCGCAGACTCAACTCCCGAGAGTCGATGACCCGGCCAAGGAGAACGTTGGTGCCTTGAGTCCGGTTCCGATGATGCCCTTCGTTTTCCCGGACCAGGATCATGTTTTACACATCAAGGTTCATCAAGGTCTCTTGGATGACGACGTGTTCGGTGTACGTTTGGGTCCAAGCTTGAGAAGGGGGCGGGAACTTGAACTGGTAAATCCCCCTCGCAATATCCTCCACCGAGGATTCCGTGGTGATAAACTTCCCGAATTGAATCTGCACCTCACCCTTTTTCGTGGAAATCCCCTTGTTAATGAACCCGGACATATTCCCAACACCCGCTAGAGTGCCAGCGTCCACGGTTTGTCTGACGAGCTTATTGACGGCGATGTTCAACTGGCCAATCAGATGGCCGAACCCCAGGCCGTAGAACCCGTCAGGGTTTTCCAGGAAGGTGTAATGAGTGAACTGTTCTATGGGCTCCTTTTCGTCTGTGGGAGTCCCTGCTTCGTCCACGTCGTATCTGACCGCGACCCTTAAAGTTTCTTCAGAAGCGGCATCCACCCAGACGATGTAGGGTTCGGCTATTTCGTCGTCATCCAGATCGCAAAGACAGTGCTGTTCTAAGATTTTAGCGTAGGTTCCATCCCCGTAAGCCGCCTCCCGAAGCCCCATCACGTCGTCATGGGCCTGATCTACCTCGTTCCTTTCTTCTTGTTTTGGATTCTCCCAGGCTTTGGGCTCGCCAATGAAAAAACCCAATTTCTGGAGCTTCTTTGCCTTGTTTAAGGGCATCCAGATGATGTGTGTCTTTCTCTCAATATCTTCTAAATCCCTGGGGCCGGTTCCATAGGGCACGACCAAATCCGTCGCCCGAACATTCTCCGTGATGTTCCTTGTTCGGATCGGACAATAATAAGTCTTCGTGAAACTCGATCCATGTAAGGGAGTGGATAAAAGCAGTCGGTCCTTGTTCTTTTTGTAGGATTTGTCCCTGACCATGAGTTGCCAGGACATATGCGTCCCGACTCTCTCGGCTCTTTGCTTGGATTTCTCGTCCGGCTTTCCCGTCGGTACGGCTTTGATGATTCCTTGATTAGGAAACATCGCCTGAAATGCGCGCGCGTGGAACTGGTTGCAAGCCTCCGCCAGCATGGGGATTGATTCTTCCGAAGAACCCTCCCAGGGCGCATTGAGTGGACGGTCTTTCTGAAAGTAGAGTCTTAACCAGTCGGCGTGCATGGAAAGCCACTCCATGCGGCTTTCCTCATCGTTTTTGTAGTCCTCCAGAACTTGCTTGGCGATCTCCCCGAGTTCTTCATCTTTCAGGGTTTCAGCCAGATTCCTGAGTTCCGGGTGAAGGTATTCTTCAACCACTTAGAACGTCCCTGAAATCCGGCAAGATGCGTCTTTTCAAGGACCAGACGTGCGGGATCATTCCCTCTCCGATCACATCCAACTGTAAATCTCCCGGTTGATCCATGAGCTTGGTGAAATCCTGGGCCTGTGCCAGAAGCTCCGCGTCGGTCCAGAACCTCTTCCCGGACACCTCGACCTTGAAGTATTTCTGGCGGCCCAATTTGTCCTTCACGCCCTTGTCCATCTTTTCCCCATAGCAGGAATCGTAGCCGTACATCTTGAAATCCCTGAACCCCAAGGTATGGAGCACGGAAACTCCCCTCACAGCAGAAGTTGATCCACCACCGACCATGATTCCCTTGCCGATGAATTTTTCCTCCCCGGCCCCGACGTGGGCGTGATAACCCCAGACATTCGCTTTTTCTTTCAAGAGTTTGTCCACGGTCGTTGGGTGGCACATCGAAGCCACGAAATAGGTCACTTCGGGATGGGGATTCTCGATGAAGTCCTGGACGTGAGACCTTGGATCGAGAAGCATACAGGCCCAAGGGATGACACCGTTCTCTATGAGGATATCGTGGGCGTGCTTGACGCAGACGATCCTACTTTGAGTTGATATCTCATCCATGTAATCTTTGAACGAAGGTCCCCCAGAAACCATGACGGCCGTTTCATGATGGGGCTTGCATTCAACGATCCAGTTTTCGATCCTCGTTTTGGCATATTGGACGTTGGTTTGGATCTCCTCATCGGGCACACAGTTCTTTGTCTTGATGATGATGTTTTTCGGCCCGGGCCACGCTTCCGCAGGGAGAACGACCATCTGGACCTTGCCGCCGTCCTTAACGGGGTCCTTGTGGGGCAGAACCAGGTGATTCTCACCCTTCAGAACAGTGTTACAGCCGTGCTTGGAGGTGTCTCTACCCGTGTAAAAATCATCGAGCACGACGACCTTGGCTTTCTTCAAATGCTCAAAATCATTCGCGATTGTCTTCAGGGAATGCCCACCGTCGATAAAGGCAAAATCTACCGGCTTCCTGGGTTTGCGGAGATTCCCTCCCAGGGTGATTGTTTCAGGAAGCGTCTCTAATGTATCGCCCTTGATCAGCGTAAATCGGAAGCCTTTGTTGGAATCCTGGAATGCCGCAAGGCGGCCCTCCACGTCAGCCAGCGAAGAATGAGCCTTGACATTGAGTTCGCGCGCATCCGTATCCGGTGTCGCGTCCTCGAAAAGATCAAAACCAATGTAATGTATCCTTTTTTGATGCTTCAGAGCCTCGGTAGCCATCATGATTGCTCTGAGGCCGTTCCAAGTTCCGACCTCAACGATGGTTTTTGGCTTATGGAAAGCGATCAGGGGTAGAAGCTGATTATATCTCATGCTCTTTCTCGTTCGCTCCAGTATTCTTCGGGGACATCACCCTTGCGTCCCTGCTTTCTTAATGGCCCCTTCAGATGCCTGGAATATTCCCCAAGGATTGAATCGTCCCAGACGTGCATTCCTGAAACACCCTCGGAAAGATTGAGAAAATCGAATCCTTCCTCCCTGTCGAATCCTTCCTCTCTCACGCGATCAAAGAGGTAAGAATCATGCCATTCCAGATGATCGAATATCTCGCCAGAGGTGTAAACTTCTCTGAGCCTTTTCAGGAACCGACCACCTTCTCTTTTCAGGTTGTAAGCAACCCACCCACACTCAGAGGTGTGCCAGTCCTGACGGCCAAGATAGGATCCATCGTAATCCTCGTTGCAAACTGCATTAAAAAAGCCCCGGTCAAGGGGCTTGTCCAAGATCACGTCGGCATCCAGCCATATCAGCCAGTCGCTTTTCGGTATTTTCGGATCGGTGATGGCGAAGACCTTCTTTGCAAACTTGCCGGCCTGCCACTGGTAGTGCGGTGACTCGGGAATAGGACATTCAGCAAGAAACTTCGTGAGTGCCGCATCTGCTTTCAGATCCCGGATCGGGAAACGGTCGTCCTCCAAGGAATCCTCGGAATAGACGATCAGAGGTTGTTTGCCATTCTCGTGGAAGCTGTTCAGGAAAGTCTTGCCGTACTCATCATACCCAGCTTGGGACATGGAGGTGACGAACTGGTATTTCACGCAGCCCACCATTCTTTCGCGTAGGCCGTTTCCACACCCATGTCAGGCGTTCCCCTGGTGTAGTGGATGACCTTGGGTTCAAAGTCAGGAGAAGACCAGCCGTCGAGCCAATTCCACTCCTCCGGCAATTCGCCTATCTCCTCGTCAGGCAGCCAGTAGAGGCCATGCAAAAAGGAACCTGTCTGGTTGTTGATGACGTACTTCGTGAGAGATTTACATTTATGGACGTTGTAGAGCATGAGAGACGACCAGTTTTTCCTTAGATAGGTCGTCTGCAAAAGACCGCCCATCTTCTCCGTCTCCGGGGGTCTGTGGTCGTGCTTGACGCACATTAAAGATTTGGTGGGTTCGGCTAGATCCAGAAGCTCCTTCACATCGACTTTCCACAGCATGTCTGGATCGCAGAAGAGAACCCAATCCTCGTCGTAATTCTCCAGGGCCGGCACGCAGAAGCGAGTAAAGGAGAAATCCGTCGAGAAAGGTTTACCATCTCTCTCGTCCCACTTTTGTCCCCTAGAATCGACGTAATAAGACCGCCAGTAGAGTTCCTTCTTACGAAGCTCCCAATCCTTCAATGGTTCGATATGAACGGGGATTGTGGCGTGTTTTTTGATCGATTTGACGCATTTCTCATAGGCTAGGGCGTCTCTTGGGTCCCAGCCGATATAGATTTTCATGTCATCCTCATCGGGGATAAACTATCGCTATGATTTCCTCTCTGGACGGCTCCCATTGGGAGACATTCCAAAGAGCCTCGATCCTCTTGAGCCACCAGTCGGATGGCTTCTGGATCAAATGAGCGTTCCTTCCATCTGGAAGGTTCTTCTGAGCAGGCCGGGTCGCTATCACCAGGAAGCCCAATTTCCTCGTGAGAATCTTCATGTGGTTCAGAACGGACCCCAAACATTCCGGCTCGATGTGTTCCAGAACGTCCGTACAGACGAGTAAATCCGCAGGAAGCGGGTCATCAGGAAACGTCACGGGATCGTAGTTCTGAACGCTCAGAAAAGGAAAACGCCGCTCAAAGCGCCTCTTGAAGTTGCCCTTCCCGGCGCCGTAGTCCAGCACCCCATTAATGGGGCCGTTCCTTATGACTAATTTTTCAATCAAATCCATGTACTGGTCGCCGCCCGCGCCGTAAGTCAGACGCTTGTGGAGCAACCTGTTCTGTTCCAGATATTCAGGAGAGATCAATTCCACGGGCGATCTCATCCAAGGTAAATTGGTGATATGAGAGATTCCAGCACCACTGTTCCCTGTCAGGCCAGACCGGGGATTCGATTTGATCCCAATTCCAGGAAAGCTCTTTTGCCGGATGGTCGCCTAGAATTATTACTGGAACGCCGGAAATCAGCGCGTCCACGCTTGCATTGGAAGTATAAGTAACCAAGCACCAAGCGTCCTTCAAGGGAAGAGGCGTACCGTCCTTCTGCTTAATGATGATTGGTCTATCTGTATACCTTGAGAGTTCCTGAACGACGGTTTCCGTCCACTTGTGAGGATTGATGTTCAGGAATTTCGCGAGATATCTGGAGACCGGACAGACGACGATGTGTTTCCCAGAACGATTCCATGGCCGGAGACCCAAATCAAGCGCCTCCCATCGATCTGACGGAAAATCATCCCGTAATCCCGCTTGAAGACCGTTTCGGCAAACTCGAAAATACCCTTCGTAATATCCTCGTTTGAAGTATCCGTGATCGACATAGGTATAATTCCTTCCGATCCACTCGCATTGACGAATTATTTCTCCACAACCTCGGAGAATTCCATAAACAATGGCCTCGCCCTCCAAAAGAGATACCGGCGGAACGATCTTGCCACCAGTTCCCTTCGAAAGAGCGTTGCAGATCACCTGGGAATGAACGTGGTTCGTCGCGTAGATGTTCATGAAATTGTAAAAACGTTACCCCATTCAAGTGTCACCCGTTGGTTTGCCAAAATAGGTCCCGGTAAATCTACTGTGTCACTGGCATCCCAAGCTGTAATCATAACTCTTGGGGTGCTAAGAAACCTCGGAGAGACAAAGCACACTCTATCTTTGGTGGTTCGTTTTTCTGGATCAACGGAAATGCTGTCAACGTAAATCTCTTCGTCGCCGTCATAAACAGTAACGAGCACTCGCATCATCTACCTCGTAGCGTAAGGATCTTGAATCTGACCCCTCGCCCTTCTGATCTCGTCTCCGTACTCCTCGAACCACCTGTCTCTTTCGGTTGTGACGTAGGGATTTGAACGAAGGGCATAGGCCCATTCGTCGTAAACGTGATTCTCATCTGACTGTCTGTCACCGGGTCCTTTCTCGTGATCGACCTCATCGAAAGTCAAGGGTGGGACCGTTCTCCAGAAATGGATGCAATTAGCAGTGCAGAAGAACATCGGGTCTTCTTCTTCGGAGCCGTCCTCCATGAATCTCGGGTTGCCGGCCAGTCTCGCTAGACACTCCTGGTAGTTTCGTTTCCTGTCCTTTATGGACTTTTTAAACACGAGTCTGGGATCAGTCTCCTGGAACCAATCTACAGCAGCAGGGCCGTGCTTCTGTGCCCAGATTTCATTGTCGGCCACGCGGTAGTCCATGACCTCTTTTCGGGTTTCTTCTCTCTCTATGATTCCTCTACCGACTTTCTGGGGTGCAAATCTACAGCCTTGGTTGGGTTTTCCGCTCCAACCATACCATTCCGCATATCTTATAACTGAACCTTCGGCTAACCAGCGCTCGGGCCATTTTTCCTTTTTTGCTAGAATTCCCCCCTCGGAGACGACATACCACCCGACTGAAAAGGGCGAAGCCGTACCCCAATCAAGAACTTGAAAGCGTGTCCAGTGTTTCGGAGGTGTGAAAGGTCTTAACTGATGCCGGTCCTTCGTTAGAGTGTGTAAGGCAGCCCCAACGACGACATCCCAATTTCCATCCCGGTAGGCCTTCGCGAGTTCCGGTGGTAAACCGCCGAAAGACGCCGCGTAGTCCTCATCCAGGTAGATATTGTCTTTGATCTTCGCCGGGATGAAGATCGAGAGCCAACCCTTGTCATCGGGCTTTGAAGGGTCTCTCATCGTTCTGTCGTAGAAATAAGTCTCGGGAGGAACCGGATCGATGAAGGTCATCTTTAAATATGAGTGACCCACGTTTCCCGGATTGGAACCCATGACGAATCTGGGTAGACGGGTTTCGTCCTCCTTGGGTTTCCAGCCTCCCAATCTGTTTCTGGTTTTGAGGAACTGGAGCATCTGCTCGGTAAAGGTAGATGCTTCGTCAACAGCAACGATGTGCATTTCTGCACTTAGGTATCTTGCTAGATCGGCTTCTCTTTCGCAGTAGCACATGTGCAAAGCAGAAGAGTTCAGAAACTCGTAGGCGTTTCTCGTCTCGGAGTATTTCCCAACAGTTTCACCCAACTCCATCTTGATCATCTGGATGTGGGTTTGCTCAAGCTCTGGCCTAGTCCTCCGAAAAAGATACGCCTGGCAACCAGGATTCGCTAAGCAGAATGCGATTAAATCCCATCTGAGGGAATGACTCTTACCTCCTCCTGCGGCACCGCCATAGAGGATCTGTCTGGCATAGGTGGAATGTAAAACAGCTTGGCGTTCCTGGGGTTCGTAGAGAACCTTGCCCCCGATTTCAATGCTCAACTAAGCAACCGTTTCATCGGTCAAGCCAAAGAGCGAATTCAACGCCAACCATGAAGGAAACGACAAAAATACCGACCAGCAGCAAAAGGACGAATAGGAATTCCATCATCGCCCGTCCCTGATGTAAGCCTCGAACTCACGGACGCGATCCCAGAATTCATCTAGACCGGTCGGCACACGAGGCACGCCCAATCTCACAGCACACTCAAGCGCACGGGCGCGGATCTCCTGGTCGGAGAGGGGCTGAGTGGTCTGGCCAAACAATTCGGCTAGCAATTTGTCGCCAGCAGAGTCGGATGTACTTTCTAGCTCGCCCGCCATCACCTCACCTGCCTCAAACGCATCCAGAGCCACACAGCCCCGCAAAAGCACGCCATGAGAAAAACAACACCGAGGAGAAGCCAGAGATCCATCATTCTGCCCCGGTAACGCGATCAATCACCTTCGTAGTTATAACCACCGAACCAACCAGCAATATGAACACGCTGGAAGCCCACTGGATGAGACCAAGATTAACCGCACCCACAATGACCACCACGGCAACAATCGCGGACGCCAGAGCGTTGCATAGCGTGTAAAGCAGCGTCCAGAACATCACGTCTCTTTCAGGGCGCGGATGTCCCGAGCAAAGATCTTGTGGTTGTCAGCCCTCAGCCTATGAGGCGGCTTTGTGTTCTCCCAGATAACTACTATGTCCTCGTGATACTGCGCAGCCTCCTCCAACGCCTTCACGCGGGCGGCTTGCTCGGCTTGGTGGATCTGCACAACCTCGACACAAAGCTTGCGTAGTATGTTGGCGGCGTCCTTGTGGGTGCCCTCCCTGGCAACTTCGTTCGCAAGCTGCCAGAACCTACGGTCTTCAAGATCGCCTATCACATCCTCAATAGACTTCGACTTGTATCCCGCTGCCTGCTCCATCACGTCTTCCAATCCGGCTTGGGAATGGACACGGAACGCTTGATCGAGCCACGGCCCAGCGAAACCGGCTGGCTTACAACTCGGGCGGCTTTCGTAGGTTCTGGGAGAGGTTCAGTCACGACATGCTCAATGGGGTCAACCCTGCGATGCGGGGCGCCCTCAACAAGGTCATTCTCAAGTTTTGGTTCCTGTGCTGCCAAAGCCAGCAAATAATCGGCTCGCTGCTTCGGTGTCTCAGAATCCAAAGCCAC